ATCAACCATTGCTCGTACTATTGTAGTTGTTGCTCCTCGTATTTTACTTGCAAATCAATTATCATCAGAGTTCTTAGAGTTCATTACTGATGTTGATGTTGCTCATGTTCATAGTGGAGAGACTCATCACTTCAGTACAACTAAAACTGATGAACTTGAAAACTGGTATCATAATAGTGTCAAGAATATCTTAATCTTTACAACATATCATTCATTACATAAGATACAAGAGTCACTTGATATTGAAGTTGATACTATCTATTTTGATGAGGCACATAATTCAGTTCAGAAAAACTTTTTCCCTGCTACTGAACACTTCTCTCATCTTGCTCAAAGATGTTACTTCTTCACTGCTACACCAAAGCATAGTCGCTCACCTGTCAAGGCGGGTATGAACTGGCCAGAGTATGGTCAAGTGATATGTCAAGTGCCTGCTCCACAGTTAGTCAAAGAAGGTTACATATTACCACCTAAAGTAGAAGTATATCAATCAAGAATATTACAGAAAGATGAGTTAGTTGCTGATCGTGATTGTGAACAAATGATTGACTCGATTGATAATATATGTAAGAATAAAGTATTGATATGTGCTAAGTCAACTAAACAAATCATTGCTCTATTATCTCAAACTGATTTCATTCAAGAGTTAGCAGATCGTGGTTATTCATGGTTGACTATCACATCTAAAACTGGCGCTATCGTAGATGGCGAAAAGGTTGATAGAGAAGAGTTCTTTAATACTCTTAATGCTTGGGGCAGAGATACAACTAAAAAGTTTGTAGTTCTACATCATAGTATTCTATCTGAAGGTATCAATGTCAATGGATTGGAAGCAGTTCTATTTCTAAGAAGTATGGACTACATAGGTATAAGTCAAACTATTGGGCGTGTAATACGTCTAGGCGACGCCACAAAGACGTTTGGATTAGTTTGCATACCTGTCTATAGCAAAGTTGGAATTAGCACTGCTCGCAAAGTTGAAGCGGTTGTTGATACTGTATTCAACAAAGGCGAACCAGCAATTTCAATCGTAAACAATTAATTAAATGAATTTATTAGTTGCTGGTCGAGTCGCTGGTTCTTGCTTGATTATTGTTGCATATTTTGTTATACTACATATATCAACACTCTATGGTGCAATTATTCACGTTATTGCTGATGTTATTTGTATGCCCTTTTACATCAAATATAAACAATATGATGTTGTAATTATGTTATGTTTTCTAGCGACAATAGCAATTAGTAAAATTACTATCTTACTACAATGAAAGACCAAGCCTCAGTTGGGGAAGAAACACCAGCTATCAAATATGATAGAGCATTATCTCTATTCACAGAGTCAGTATTAAAACCAGACCACGATTTGCGTGGTTGTGCTCATAATCAAGGTTGTTATGAACAACTTATGGAAATAAGACAACACGTTTTAGATTATCTCAAAACTTTAAAAGAAGTTACACATCATACAAATGCTGATGAAAGTGACGAGATAGAAACTGAGAAATTAATTGAAACTAAAAAGGTTTATACTGAGAAGGAGTATTGGGAAGGCAAAGTACCAGACTCATCATTTGAAGGTTACTTACAAATGTATGGTTATGAGTACACACCTATGCCAGAAAAGAAAGTGTCACAAAGGGCTCGCCATTCTGACTTAGATGCTCTATAATAAAGGATAGGGAAACAAAATCATCTTAGTTATGATTTTTGTTTCTCGCACCCTATTATACATAATCATGGACAAAGACAAAGAAGAGTGCGTAACTCAAGTTGAGAATTACTATTGTCAGAGATTAACTGAACTGGTAGATTTAAAGATGTATGATGAAGCACACTCTATCTTTGAGGAATTTTCACTTGGCGATGATGAATCATATCAATGGTTCTTTATTAAAATCTTAGAAGATACAACAAACGAATGAAAACTGCATTGATTACTGGTGGTGATGGATTTATAGCACACCACTTGATTGCCAGTATTCTAACTCAAACAGATTGGAATATAGTTACACTTGATGGACTTGATTATAGTGGCAATCTCAATCGTCTTAATGACATCTTACAGTATGAATGTACACCTAACGAGAGAAAAAGAGTTAAGGTTGTTTGGCATGATTTGAAGGCAGAATTAAATCCACTTGTAAGACGTGAGATTGGTAAGGTAGATTATATTCTACACCTTGCTGCTGGTTCTCATGTTGATAGAAGTATTGATTATCCAATGGAATTTGTAATGGATAATGTGGTGGGTACTTGTAATATATTAGACTTTGCGAGATCACTCGATCACTTAGAGAGATTCTTATATTTTAGTACTGATGAGGTATTTGGGCCAGCTCCTGATGGTATTAAGTATCAAGAGAATGATAGATATAATTCTACAAATCCATATAGTGCTACCAAGGCAGGCGGAGAAGAGTTAGCAGTTGCCTACGAGAATACATATCAACTACCAGTTTATATAACTCACACTATGAATGTATTTGGCGAGAGACAACACCCAGAAAAGTATATTCCAATGTGTATTCGTAGAATACGAGACGGCGAGAAAGTCACTATCCATAGTGACAGTACAAGAACTGTACCAGGCTCGAGACACTATATACACGCCAATGATGTTGCAAGTGCTGTATTGTTTCTAATCAATTATAAAGGTAAGTTTGAGAAATCATGGGGCAATGCCAAATGCCCTAAGTTTAATATCGTAGGTGCTGAAGAGTTAGATAATCTAAAACTTGCCCAGATAATTGCTCAAGCACAAGATAAGAAATTGAACTACGAGATGGTTGACTTTCATTCATCAAGGCCAGGCCATGACTTACGTTATGCACTTGATGGTAACAAGATGAAAGAGTTAGGGTGGGCGCCAGATACCACAGTTGTTGAGCGCTTACGAGATGTCACTACATGGACATTACAAAATGACCGCTGGTTATAATCCACAAGTCAACGATTATGTAGTATGGACTACACCACTCGGGCAAGTCCACAAAGGTTGGGTATATTTTGTTGCCAGTGAAGCAGAGCATAAAAAAGGTTGGCGAGCACCTACGAGATATATTTCTATCGAGATTGCTACAAAACCTAGAAAACAATGTGACTTGACTACATTCCTACATAAACGTATTCATGTATGCCTATGTTGTTTCGAGCAAAATTGGAATGAATTAGAATTAATCAAAAAAAGAAAAAGTAAATATGACGACACAATAATATGGGAATCGAACATGACAATGTATTAGTGTGCCAGTTATATTAGTGTCTATCTTTTATTGATTTGTTGCCTTGATGAACTAATATAGAGTCATAAATCAATGGAGCAATTTATGGCGTATTGTGATTCATGTGGAAATTTTGATGAATCCCATAGGGAAGCATTGGAATATCCAAAAGACGGGCAGCATTGTATTCAAGATTACCAACCAGATTTATATTACTATTGGGATCAACCTATAGAAGAGGATTACAACTGGCGTGATGCTCTACCATACGCTGATTGTTTATGTGAGATTTGTTTTGACATACTCAATACAGAGAAAAAAATTAAATGGGTGTGCCAATAATATTAGTGTCACATCAAAGGTAGATTATTCAACTCTACCGATTATAATATAAACATACCACCAAAGGAGATTTATGCCACTCTACACTTCCTATTCTGAAGAGACACAAACTCAAATCGAAGAGTTCCTAGAGAATACATTCGGTTGGGACGAAGATGAACTTGTTGATTTTGTTGAAAGATTTGGAGAAGAAAAATTCAAATTATATTTTGAAGAGTATGCCGATATGGTAGATGACATTGGAATAGATGTTGTTGAAGCATTCTTAGATGTATTTGATATTGACAGCATATCAAGTTGCCGTGACGCCTATATGGGTTGTTATGAGAGTGGCGCTGAGTTTGCTCAACAAATAGCAGAGGATTGCGGCGATGTTCCTAGAAATATGTCAAGTTGGATAGAGATAGATTGGAAAGCAAGTTGGGATAACCTAGACTATGATTATGTAGAGTCTACTGACGGGCATATCTTTAGTCAAAACTTTTAAACCACTTAAAAAAGTGGCACACTATCGGTGGATTACTTCTATCCACCGATTATAATGAAGTATATCAAACGAGGTTTCTATGAACTCAGGTCAATCATCTACCAAACTCAACGATATGTTAACAGACTTTGTTGACTATGTTTATTCATTCTACGGCGATAAAAAAGAGGCATTATATCCTCTATTCAATGTCGATACAGACAAACAAGTTGACAAAATAGACATACTCGGTGCTGTCTATGATTATCTACATGAGATAACTAGACGTAATGATGACCATTTTACTTGGGGCGATGGCGACTCACTCGATAGAGAGAGAGTAAGAGACATACTTGTTATCAAGTATGGCTATGACAAAACATTTTACGGCGGTTCAGTTCTATGGGAGGATTTCGCAAATGAAAACTAGAGAAAAAGGATTAAACATTGATGTTACTAGAGGTCAATACATGATGCTCTATAACATCATGTGTGAACATAATCAAATGGTTAATCCAGAATCAAATCCAGATTTCGATTTACAAACTTTCGATAATCTATTTCAATCAATCACTATGGCAAAGGAGACTTATTTATCATGACAACAAAAACAAAACTTGCCCCTATGACAATTAAAGTTGAAAACAACAAAGTTTTATGTAACAAAAATGGAAAGAAATTTGTTGACTTATTATCAGACTTAGGTTGGGATTATCAATGTATGACCTCTAGTGGTAGAGAAACCTATGACGAAATTATGCAAATGTTAGGTATTATTGAACCTGATGAAGTTTATATGGAGCTATAATAATGAAAACAATTACATTAACTGATAAACAATTTGATAACTTATTTTATTATCTTGATGAGAAAGTTAATCAAATTGTTGACACTTCAGTTGAATATCAAGATAGTGAACTATTAGAGGATTTCGAGGATTTATTTGAAGTCTATGATATAATAGGAGAAATAAAAAATCAAAAGGAGGCAGCGTAATGAAACTTGAAGTAACTAAGGAACAATTAGAACTCTTAGAGTTTATGATTCAAGAATTTGAATATCAAGATGAAGAAGAGCGTGCCTTGATAGAGGGAATCGAAGCACAAATATATGATGTAAAAGAAGAAGATGTACTTAGAGTAATGAACATACAAAGGCACAGGCAAAACAACCAAAAGCAGAGTGGTAACTATGAGAAATCTTAAAATTAATATGAACTTAGACCAGTATGAAGCATTAACAGACCTTATTTGTTATGCTTATGATAATGGTTACTATCATAACAGACTTGATACAGACATATTTGACGATATGGCAGACTCAGTTATTGGAGCAAAAAGAATATGAACTATTATGTAAATGACATTGAATTTGATTTTGATGATGATG